GTCTGGAACTCCACAACCTTTTGAGAAGGTAAGCTTTTCTTGATGATTGAGATCATCTTTTGTTGAGTCTTGAGTTTCCGACTCGATGCGTCCTCCTTCACCAGACTCTGGTCGTTGTTCCTCTGAATAAACCATTTGTTTAACTCCTGAAAGATTTCGTCATGGAGCAGAGGTGTAAAGTCACTTTGAGTCAAACCCTTGTACCTCATATAAGGCTTCAAACCATCATACTGAGATGAGGCTTTAGTGGAACCATAAAGAGAAGTGGTCTCAAAAGAACAAATGTCTGATCCATACTTCTTATTTAATGTCTCACGAGCAGTATGAGAACAACACAAAAGTGCAAGAAGTTTACCTCCAAGATAATTAAATCCGAAAGGTTGAGTGGGAACAATAATGAATCCCATAATTGCATGACGATTAAACCTAGACAACTCAGGAGTTTGTCCAAGCCAATCGTTGCGAGGTTTGGAGTTGATTGTGGGGGAACCAAACCGACAGAAACCAACGATCTTCTGAGTATTAGTTTCCTGTACGATCCACTTTAGAGACTTACCAGGAATACTATCTTCAATCGCATGAGAGGTGGTAATCTGCAGTCTCTCATTGAAATATTCATTGGTAAATCCACCCTTCTCACCCGCAGGATAAACTTTGAAGTTCATGTCCTGTGGGTGCATATCAAATGCATCAAACATGTCATCCTCTGGACCAAGACCCAGAATGGAGGAAGGCATCTGATTCATTCGGTCAAGTTTCACATTACGCAGATACTCATCAATCCTTCCCATGTTAGAAAAGTAATCAATGAATTTATCCGCTGCGTAAACAGCATCATCAAGTTCTAGTTGCATATCAGAGAATCAGTTTCTTTTCTTCTGGAGTAACTAATTTACTCCCATATACTTCATTATACTTCTTTTTAATACTTGGATCAACTTCTGCGATATAAACAATGTGATTTTTTGCGATAATCAACTCAGGGATAGTTCTATCAATGACAGAAGCCCAAGGTGCAAAACCAACACGACCATCTGGACTGGGAAGAACAACTAGACCATTCTTAACGGTCACAAAGTTGCCATCTTCAGAAATAAGTTCTGCGATGACCTCTTCACCAGTTGCAATACGAAATAATTTTACTTGAATCATTTAAAGTTACACTCCACCATAATTTCCGTCAACGCCGCCAAAAGATTAATTTCCTGATCGGCCACAAATGCGATTTGATACTGATACTTAGCAATAATGAGCACGGCAGCAGCAATAGAAGGGCCTTCAAGGGCGCCGTAAAGAGCATCGTAAACACGCCGCAGAAGTACACCAGGATCATTATCCAAGTTATTAACGACCCACTTACGTACTTCAGGGAAATTCTTTTCTTTAAGATTTCGGATAAGGTCATTGGTATTTACATCAGAAAATTCAGCAAGGATTGCAGAGTCAATCTTACCACCAGCAGAGTATCTTTGACACTCATTCAGGACTCGTCGCCAGTCGGGGAAGTGTTTGTTGATAAGCTCCGCAAGTACTCTTTGATCGAATCCGACGCTCTCCGCATCCAGGATGTCCTGTAGACGCTTGAAGAAAAGTCCTGCCAATGCGGCTTTTTCTTTTCCTTTGATACCGAACTCAACGACTGCACATCGGGAGTGAAGGGGTTCAATAATCTTGTTCTTGTAGTTACAGGTGAAGATGAATCGACAGTTGTTATAAAATGTCTCAATATTCGCCCGTAGGAGGAGCTGTACGTCGTGGGTTGTGTTGTCAGCCTCGTCAATAATGATGACTTTGTGTTTTGCGTCAGTTGCAGAAAGTGAGACGGTCGAAGCAAAGTTCTTTGCCTGATTTCGCACCGTGTCAAGAAATCGTCCTTCATCGGATCCATTAATAACGTAATAATCTACCCCCAACTCTTCGCAAAGAGCTTTTGCGACTGTGGTTTTACCACATCCCGCAGGACCTGCAAGAAGAAGATTGGGAATCTCTTTCTTATTTAGAAACTCCAAAAAAGTCTTTTTGTTGGAGTCGGGAAGAATACAGTCTTCGATCGTGCGAGGACGGTACTTTTCTACCCAAAGAAAATCAGCGTTGTTCATAATTTAAGAAAACAGTTTACCAAGAGTTTTTCTGAAGTTTGTGTAAGGACACTTACTCTCTATTGTATCATGAGTAAGGTGTCTTTGCGACTCATTCATACTTTCAAAAACTTGTCCAGAAACATAATTAATTTTTGATGAGAACTTTTTCCTATAAAAAGGCACCATCAAAATAATTGGTTCACCTTTAGGAATTACTTGATTTTTGATATCAAGATTTTCAACATCCATTTTAGTTTTTATTTTATAATTCCATTCAAAAAACCAAGGTATATGTAGTGGAGAGACATCAGTATGGAAAACAGCTGTTGTAGTAGTAAAAGACTTATTATTATGCCACACTGGATGAGTTATTAAACAAGATACTCCAGGATCTGTTTTTACTACCCATGGAGTAAAAACTTTTCCAAAATGTCCATATATTGGTTTGTTGGGCATGGTAAAGTACTGCCCTTCACCATGAAAACTATAGTTTGTGTCACTATAGTAGTTTTCAACCCAATTGATATATAAACTCCCATCTCTCTCCTCTCGGAAAACAAAATCAGCCCAAGCAGGAATTAGATATCCAGTCTTTAAAAAATCAGTGATTCCTATACATTTTTTTACATTTATAAAACTGTCGTCTATTTTTAGACTATGAATATCATTTTCATTTATAGAATACTTAGTTTTAGATTCCAGAGGAAGATCTGAAAACCATTTAGGAAAATATTTTGAAGACTCAATTGGTTCTGGTACTCTATTACGATATTTTTCATCGCAATAGAAGTTGACTTTTAAACTCATAACAAAATTATAGAAGATGTTCGATTACACCCATTCTGGTTTACGTTGGGGCATACGGAGATAGTTATCTTTTACCCAGGGTTTTGAGGCAATATACCTCTTGTATGCAGTAAAAGTATCGATAGAATTATCATACTTAAACTCATCATACATTGCACGAGCGAAAGGAGTGACTTTATCAATCTTACCTTTGGGGAAAAGGTAGTAAGCATGAGTCAGTGTCCCTTCACAGGAGTGAGTTTTATTATACCGCAAAGAGTACTCAGAACACAAGTTCAATCCCCACTTGATCAACCAATATGCGTTGTCAACTGTTTCATTGGCCCATTGGGTACAAGGATGATTTCTGAACGCACCCTTCTCGGTTGCATATGGTGTACCATCTTTCTTGGGGAGAACACCGTATCCATGACCCCATTTATCGGATGCAATAATAGAAAGCATTTGACAACATTCAAGTGGCATCTTGACGATGTGTTTGTCAGGAAGACAAGTGGCACTTTCTGCTGGCCAGGGAGAAGTAACAAAGATATTCATAGTGAAAGTTGAATGATTTTGGAAGCGTCGATCACAGAAAAGAATGCTTCAAGACCAACTATATCCCATGTACGTATTTTAATTGCAAATGGAAGCATTGCAAGATTACCAATTAAACGAATCCAACATCCCCAATAAACAGAAACATATAAAATAAGGAAGTACCCCACAATTAAGCAGAGACTTCCCAAAACTCGCAATTGGTTTGCGTTCATAAAATCACTCTTCGTAAGTAGAATCAGGCTCCAGAGCAATATAATAGGTCAGATTCTTGTCTTCGGATTGGAAACGAGACAAAAGTTTACGAGAGATCACCACTTCATAAGAACCAGGAAGGATCTTGATGTTCTCCACCTTGAAGTTCAGAGTGAAAGTCCCAGTGGTTTCACCAACAACCAGAGAATACTCGTTAGAAGTCTCGTTCTTCTTGTCGCGGACAACCAGTTTCACCACACCAGCTTCACCGACAACAGACAAGTCAGGAACACCGTAAACTGCAGCAGCCTTAAGGAGTTTATCCAACTGTTGAGTATTCAGTTCGAAACAAACATCTTCAGAAGGAAGAGTGATAGACTTATCGGGAGGAGTCACGATCACTGCAGGATCTGCGAAGAAGTACTTTGAACGAGACTTACCTTCACGGATAGTTACATAACTGTCGTTCTTGAAGTCCAGTTGAGGATCCTGATAGAGAGACATTGCATTCAGGAACTGGTTCAGATCGTAGATACCAAAGTCACGTTCAAACTCTTCATCAACCTGCACTTCTGCAAGGATGTTCTTCATCACACTGATCGTGCGGAGTTTGTTACCTTCCTTGAAGAGAATCGACTGGTTGATGCCAGAGAAGTTCTTCAACAGAGAAATAGTCTTTTGAGAGAGTTGCATGTTTTTTTCTTGGAGTTTCATCGGTTAGGGTAGTTTTCGCGTACAGCATTTTTGTCATTGAAGTTCATAAGAAGAACTGCATAGTGCATGATCTTCATTATATCACGACGAGCAGTACCTTTCTTATCATATCGTGAAGCGTATTTGAGAATATTACTGCGACAGAATGCCTCACCATCTCCAC